AAATGAACTAGGCTGTCCTGTGGTGTCTAGGTATTGTCCTTGACTAATTACCAATCCGTTTAAGAAAGACGCATTTGCTCTTGCTGTTCCATCTCCGTATGTAATCACACCACTTTCATTAAATCGTGTAAGCACATTAAATGTTGAATATTGGTCAGACATATTCATTACGATAGTTTTATTATCAACTTTAATTTTTGAAAGAATATTTGGAAGAGAACTATAATTAAATGTTCTTAATCTCCAAAGAGATTGTATCGGATCAGCAAAAGGCACTAATAATTCTATATCTGAAACAGTAGATTGATATGTAAAAACTGTATTACTTGTGCCTTGAAAGACTATATCTCCAGCCTGTGGTAAATTAGATACTACAACATTAGACACTACAATATCTTGCACTTTTAATGAAACATTAGGAGCTGTAATATAATCTTCACCAAATTCAAGTAAACTAATTGATGTAATAGAACCAACACGGTCAACTGAAACATCAAATTCTGCACCAGCCCCTAATATTCCTGATACAACTAATTCAGCGTTAGCTGCTGCCACATTTGCTGAAGTAATAGAAAGTGTTGGTAGATTAGTTGGCCTGTAACCTATACCACCTAATGGAAGCCTTTGTGGATTATTTGGTGCCAAAATATATGAGACAGCTGTTATTTCACCATTTGCATTTACACTTTTTACATTCGCACGTGCTCCAAATCCAGAACCTCCAGTAATATTAATTACATCATTAGCTACATAACCAACACCACTATTAACAATTCTTATTGGAGACAAAATTCCTAAACTTGCTAAATTTCCTTGTGAGCCACTATATTCTGTATCATAATAAGACTTAGCTTGAACTGTAGGTAATTGCGTAATACCGCCACCAGAATTTTGTACAAGTACAGAAGAAATAGGATTTGTTGAAAATGAGAGAAATGTAAATGCATTTGCTAAAGTTGTATTTGCATTTGAAGTTGCTGCATTAGTAAAAAAATAATTTGTATTTCCAAGCACTACTGAGGTTTTAAGTCCAATAAAATCAACAGGAATACTTACATTAGCAGTATTTGCTGTACTTGGATCTAAACTACCAATAATAGCAAGAGCGCCACCACCATTTGTTATTTCAATTACAGAATTTGGATATGTACGAAATCCATATCCACCATTTGTTACATTAATACGTTGTATAGAACCTGAAGTGGTTGTTCCCACAATAGCAGTCGCACCTATACCTGTTGGTGAATTTAATCCACCTTCAATAACTACCGGATCACCAGGACGATATAGGAGACCCCTAAGCGTTGGACTTATTTTTAATTGACTAATCTGACCAACTATTTTAGACCTTAGTATCGTTGCACCTGCTGTCGTGGACGCAACTATCTTACCATCTTTGAAGTACACATCTTGATTATTTGAATCCACAACCCTAGAAATTTCACCAGATTGAAACAATCGTTGGATATCAGAAATGAAAACTTCAACTTTATTACCAGTTATTGTTGCCGTTTCAATTGTTGCAATTGATTTGGTTGTTTCACCTATAATTCTCAATTGACTAGTTTCCAAATAATCTAAACTATCATTAGCCAATTTCAAACTTTTGGCAACATACCATTTACCTGAAGATGCTTTTAATACAGCATCTTTTGTGTAGAAGAAATCCACATCAGAATTATATAGAATTCTAAACAAAAATTGAAATGATGCTGGTGTGCCTTTAGATTGGTATAATTCTTTGGCAATTTTAATGACTTTTTGTTTATCTGCCAATATTTCAGTTGGAAAATAAGATAGAAAATCATTATAGAAATAATTTAAAAATTCAGTAGTTGTTTCATCAATATCTTTATAATTTAATAGATTTTTAGTACGGTCAGTAACATTATTTGTTTCTTCTAACCATTCATAGTATGCTTGTAAAAACAATACAAAATTTGAATAGTCAGGATTATCCCGAATAAATTCAGGTAATTGTGATGGTACTAATAGAGATGTTTTTTGGCCTGATTCTATCATGTTTTGGCCGTAACATTAACTGTTATGGCTTGCGAGTCAAAAGGATCAATTGTGATAATTTTATTGTATGATGAAGATATGATTGATGAACTTGGTGTCACTATGACTGAAAGTAGTCCCAAAGGATCGGCAACATCATAAGGAGCAAAAGAATTTAATGTAATTGAACCATTTTGATAGTCTATGATACCTATATTAGAATTTATTATAGTTTTAACTTGAGTAGTGTTGTTATAATAAGTTCTCAGAGTTCCATAACGACCAGATAGGTTAGCAATTGCAGCACCATTTTGTCCAGAAGTATCTCCGTCTGCTGTAGTAATCACTACTAATGCACTAGTATAACCATTACCACCATCATCCACAACAATACTTGTTATATAACCAGTTCCAGAAACTACGGCGTGAGCGGTGGCTCCAATGCCATCACCTAAGATTGTAACAGTTGGTGCTGTCGTATAACTAAAACCAGGATTAATAACAGAAATAGATTCTACTGAATTTGTAGATGAGGGTACTTCTTCAATATAAACACCTTCAATAATTGTAGCTAAATTAATTGTATCTCTGAATGACATAGCAGGATAACTACTGATACCAGTTGTATATCTATTTGTCTGTAACGGAGTATCAAAATATAAATTGTATGTAGTTGGATTGGTTAAATTAGGTAAGAATTTTTTCTGTAGCTGTAACTTATATTCACTTGAGAGTATTGCTGGACTATAATTTTGAACAGCAGTCAATAAATCATACGAGTTAAATGTAGAATTAAATGTATTTAAGGTGTTATTACCAAAATTTTGTATGGCAGTCTTTACACCTTCAGCAATTTGTGTAGATGTTTGTGATGTTTTAGTTTGGTCATATATCAAATTAACAACTAATTTAAGGTAAGTATAATCAGGATCCACTATTGTAGGAGTGACTGTTACTACTGAAATTGGATTAATCACATCAGCAATGATTCTTTGTTTTTGTGTTGCTGTTAAACTAAAAGATCCTGCTGGTTTTATAGAAACAAATACTTGTCCGTAAACTGGTGGTATATTTTCTTCTCCACCCCAAACACTTACAGCATCAAAACTATAACCTAAATCGTTCTGTTGAATTGCAGTGATATAATCGTTTTTACTAACGGCACGACCTTGTGCTGCAAATGATTTTGGTGCTTGAAATTTAATTGAATCAATACTTTCTTTACCACCACCTTGAGAAGCCGCAGTTATAGAAGTTGTGGTTGTGTTTGAAAAACCACCAACGGTACTCATAATTACAAAACTGTTAGCACCAGCGGATGCCGTGCCTTGTGTAACAATATATGATAAGTTTACAATATTACCATTTGATAGTTTTTTACCTAGTATACCATCACCAAAATACACTTGATATGTTCCAGACAAACTTTCTTGCAAGAAGTATACTTCGGATGCACCATCTAAAGTTAGATAGTTAGTTGCTGGTGTGTATGTTGTTGAATAGTTATTTGCTGAAGATACCTGTACCGTGACTGTTAATGTTGAAGAATCTACAGTTGTTTCTGGTATTTCAAAAATGTATTTTGGATTTGTTGTGTCATCTACAGTATATGATAAAGTTGAAGTTAGACCTTGTTTGATTTCAACATCTTCAAATAAAGCAACATTAGTTGTTAAATTTGTATTTACTGTCTTAGCACCTGAAGTAACAAAACTATATGTCACACCATCAATTGCTTCAGAAATAAAAGGAGTAAATTTAGGTAGAGTCAATGAAGCAGTATTAACATTACCAACTTGTAATTTAATTGTTGCTGACGGTGCAATCGCTGAGCGTGGTGTATAATTTAATATTTTAGACTGTGAAACGACAGACGACCTTAGTAATGCTGTGTCCAAGAACATTTCATTGGCAACCATATTGGTGTAATAAGCATTATACTGTGTGTTGTATGCCAAAATATCTAAAAGAACATTGAGAGCCGAACCTTCATAATTATAATCTTTTAATACATCCTGAGATTGTAAAAATGTTTTTAAGTTGGTTTTAATGTTATTAAAATCCAAATCTGTAACTTGGATATTACTATTTGCCCCAGCCATGTTATCTATTTCTCTCTAAAAGAAGTGTTACTGTTGTTGGTAATGTTGAGTTCTCTATAAAAAAACTTAAAGTAACATTATAAGCATTGTAATCTGGTTGAGAAGTTACCTCCACACTTTGTATAGATGCTCTAGGTTCATAGTTCTTTATAGTATTTGTTATCTCAGTTTCCAAAGCACTTGATGTCAAAGGAGAGATAGGTTCAAACAATAAAGCATTCAAATTGGCACCTAAATCTGGATTAAAAGGTCTTTCATAGTGATTTGTAGATAATAAGTTGCGTATTGACCGTATAACTGCCTGTCCATCAAAACTAAGAGCAACATCTGCCGTTACGGGTTTTTTCGTAAAAGTGAAATCTATGTCTGAATAAATCTTAGATAAAGTTGCCATTGTTTATTTATCTGCTTAGGATGGGTTAATTCTTGAAATTAACTTTGGACTGCCAATAAAATTCTCAAGTAAATAAGTTTGAGTTTCTCCCATACCTGTAAATTGTCTGGTTGTATTATACTTGTTGATAGTCGTTTGAATATTTCCATAAAATGTTACATCATTGGTCTGTCTACTGGTCAAAAAAACATTCGTATTTGATAAATCTGAAGTAATTTGAGTAATTTGAGCATTACTTAAATTCGATGTATTTGCTGTGATACTATTGGCTATTAATGTAATATAGCTATTAACTGTATTTGAATAATCACGAATTTGTGGATTAACTAAAATGCTAGTAAAGCTACCAAGAATTGGTGAGCTATTGGTAATATTATCAGTTTGATTGGTGATATATAGAACTTGCTTACCATAGTTTATAGCCATTTCATAATAAGGATTTACTAAATCTTGACCTTCAAAAGGTGTCAGGCCTGATAATCTATTCGTATGTTGTATAAAAGAATTAGCTGTAGAGGATAAAGTAACGGCCGCCGGATAAACTACGGTATTCATATTATCTACATTTGCAGTTAAAATTATAATAGAATTGGCTGAATTAAAAATAATTTGTGTAGAGTTTGCAACTGGATTTTGAAAATAACCATTAACACTATTATTAGCAATATCTTGTGCTTGCCATGTATCAATAATAGCTGGAGTAGAATTCAAATGTTCTTGTACATCAGCTGATAATTCCAATACATCATTATTAGGATCGGTAAAATTATATCCTAGTGTAGCGAAAACTCCTGTTGCATTATTTACTTGTGCCATTATTTAATTTTCCTAAATCATTTTAAGAAGAGGTGTACTTGTGGGTCCTTTTGGTGAATTATGTATGTGAAAATTATGTAGAGTTTTATTAATCACATCTGTCATCAATACAGCATTCATTGTTCCGAACTTTGCATTAGGAGCAGTCACAACACCAGGAACAGCAACATTCACAGGAAATCCAACAGTTAATCCACCAGGAGAAACAAATCCTAATACTCCAGCGTAAACACCAGACAATGGTCCAGAATTCAATCGACCTCTAGAATCTATTTGGTCTGCCACTAGTTGGCCGTTTATCATTAAATCTCCAGATAGAATTATTTCAGCACCACAATTAATGAATAAAGAACCTCCAAAATCTGGATTTGAAGTTATTGACATATCATAGTCGGATAGCAATTTTATACCTTCTGTACCACGACATCTTTGTGTCATATTACCACGAACTTCCATATTGTAATCACCATCAATTCTTTCGTTTTTATTTCCTAAAACATGAATATTTGAATCGCCATTTATAGTAATGTTACAAGTACCATTAATTTGAACATTTTTATCTTTGATTGTAATTTCATACCCATCACCATAAACCTTATGAACCTCATCACCATTTGGGTGCATTTCAATAAAAGTTCCAGAACGATGATTTAATCTAATTCGCTCACGAGCTGGTGTATCATCCATTTCAAATGTATGACCAGATTCAGTTTGTGTTATATTATTATAAGGATAAACTGGTGGTGTTTCTGTACTGGCCGGCGATGGAGGTTCACTCCAAGAACCATCTGCAATTGGTGGTTTTGTACTCATAATTTATCCTATGGTGATTTACTTTTCTGATTTCCTGCATTAGCATCTTCAGCTGAAGGCAATGAATCAAAATAACCAGTAATAGCTTCACCTGCGGCCGCCACACTTTCAGCACTAGGTGGTGCAGAGATTGCAGCTGCAAGATTTGTTGGAAGACTAGTAACTGCACTTGTAATTGCTACTGCTGAACTAATAGTTGTTTGTGCCAACTCTTGAGCGTCTTTTATAGTATCTCCTAAACCACCACCAGTGCTACCTAAAACATCTGAAAAAATACCAGATAATAATTGATATAATCTATTCAAACAATCTTGAAATAATGCCAAAAGTTTTGCTGGTAAACTTAAAATCCATGCAATAGTTGATTTAATATAATTTGTATATTCAATAACATATTTTTGAAAATCTTGAATTGGTTTTAGAATTTTCTTTGTATAAGATTTAATTATTGCAGATATTTGTTTAAGTAATGATACTGTATTAGATGTTGTACCTGTAGGATCAAAACCTAAAGCTTTAATTATAGCATTAACCGCATCTCGGACAGTTTGTGCTTGTGAGTTTATAAATTCTTTTAATCCAAGATTTTTTATTAACTCTTGACTAATACCACAATTATGTGATAAACTATTATTAGACTTATCAATATTCGTGTTAGCCATTTGACTTCTAGCCAAACCAGGAATAGTTGGTTGACCAAATGTTCTATTATTGCCTGCAAATGGTGAAAATAAATTAGTATTTCCTACTATGGGTAAAGTGCTCATTTTATCTCCTATCGTTGAAGTCCAGGTAAAACACCCATCATGACTGGTAATTGGTCAATTTCTTGTAAACTTGTAAATGCCATTAATAGTATCCTCCGCCACTTGATCCACTACCACCGCTTGGCGTAACAACACTTGGTGTAACAACACTTGGTGTAACAACACTTGGTGTAACAACACTTGCTGCACTTGGCGTAACAACACTTGATGTGCTGCCACTACCTGCTCCAATATTAGCTAAACTTTCATCGGCGGTATCATAAATAAATTGGTGAAAGGTTGATACATGAAATGCACCAGTCATTTTCTTTCCTTGATGTTGATGAAAAGGACCATAATAGGCTTTTCCATCTATAAATCCAACAGGTAATGCAGGTGATTCATTATTTTCAAGTCCAGGTAAAACACCCATCATAATTGGTGATTGTCCGGACATACCGTCAGTAAAGAAACCAACAATCCATTCACCTAATTGTGGTGCTGAAAATGCTTTAGAATTGTTTAGTGGATACATTGGTTGTGCCCAAGGTAAATCTTGTGTTGGTAAATTAATTTTATTACTTGTGTGCCATCCAAAAATACGAATTTTACACCGACCCATTCCTAATGGATCAGCACGATTTTCAATAACTCCTATGAACCAAACAAAACCGTCTTTACCTAGAAAATTTTCCATCAATCAGCAATCACTTTCTTCCAATCAGGACTAGAACTATCAACACTATTAGGTTTACTTGCCAAACTATCTTTTGCAATCTCTAATACAGTTTGATATACACCCTCAGATTGAATTATATGCCTTACTGCTGTCACCAAATATTTACCTGAATAAAATTTATCAGGTTCTCTTTCGCTCAAAGTAGGTTTGATTGTCATTAAACTAAAATCAATTGTTCTACCAACTGTAATTCCTGGATCGCCAGGTATTGTTAGCTTAACTACTATATAGTTTGCCAATGAAAGTTGTGCTGTTCTATTAGGCACATAATTCTCAATGGCGATATCTTTTGCCACAGATCCTGGTTGTTGTTTTATATAAGATGCTTTTGTCTGACCAGAATTTGATGTCATAAGTTTAAATTTTGATTCAAATGTTTGATTTTGAGTTTGGCCAAATCTGTTTTGTAAAGGAGTAAGAGCACCATTACTATCTAATGCTTTAACATTGGCATTTGTTTTATATTTGTTATAATCAAATTTGGTTAAATTAGTAGTTCTTGCTAAAGTATCTAAAGACAATACACTATTGGCAAATGTACCAGAATTAATATCATCTAACTGGTCATATGTTTTAACAAACTCATAATTTAATACACTTATTGTACTTTCTTGAAAAGTTTCTATCTCATCTGGTAAGTTTGTTTGCTGATACTTATATGTAGCGTAAATACTCTGTCTCATCATAGATTGTATTGACCTAAAATTGTACCCATACTTAGTTTCAAAAAATAACATATCAGCACCAAATGCACCAGTAATAGCTGGTCTAGCATAAGTTGATAACCAACTAATCGTTTCAAAAGGTTTCAAACTTGGTACAACAAGATTATATACACCAGAAGTTTCTTCTATGTAAGCCTTTTTTACTCCTAAATCTTCTTTTAATATTTTAGATATAGATTGTGATATGGTTTGACCAGATAAAGATTTACTAATCTTTTTTTGCTCCGATATTAATAATTCTTCCGAACAAAAATATAGTGTATAATATTCTACATTTAAATTACCTGCTGCAATCCTATCTCCAACTTTATATAATCTATAGATACTAGTGGTATCATTTGAAGCATCTTTAATTTTACCAAAATCAATTTCTATAAATTCATTACCTTGTAATTGTAATGATTCAATAAAACCTTGACCATCTTTTAAAGTTAAATGACCAGACACGCAAAAGGAATATAAATCTTCATAAAATGAAAACTCAATCAAAAGACGCCTCATCTCAAACTTTTGGCCTGCTGCCGTAAGTATATTGAGTGTATTTAATGAAAAATCTTGTGAATAGGTTGCTCCAGCATTTTCCACTAAAGCATTATTATCATCCATATTATTAACTCATCAATGATTTAAATTGTTTTTCTAATTGACCAACATAATTATTTTTCAAAATTTTAATATTTCTTTTATCTTCATTTAATTGTAATTCATAATCATAAATGTTTATTAAATTTTTAGAAATAGTTACTTTTACTGTACCAGTTGCTAGTGAATAGTTTGTTGTGCTTGTTGTCAAAGAATTATATGTATTTTGTGAAATTGAAATCTTATTGGTTGTTGTAATGTTAGTTGATATGTCAAGTGTATCAATTTGTTTTTCATAATGATGTACCGTTGTAAGTGGATTGACTGCAGGTGTGGCTGATGTATATTTATTATCAATATATGATTCAAACACAACACCAGACATTGGCCATTCCCATTGAGGATCCATGATTTGATTAGCAAACAACACTACCCAATATCTATATACATCACCGTAATACTTATGCGCAATAATTTCTGGTGTATCGCCATCTTGAATATCATATTCATAATAAATTGCTGGGCTAGATAGAAAATTTTGTAATAGATTAGCTCTGGCCAATATATTAG